GCTAGGACTCGAACCTAGGTGGAGCATGATCAGTACTCGGCGGTTTTGGAGACCGCTGCAATCGCCACTATGCGACACCCCTATATGTAATGATTGAGAATGTGCAATATCAGTGATTTATGGACTGCTGTGTCTACCTATTCCACCATCTGCTTCCATTAGAAGCAGAGAAGGACTTGAACCTTCACGTCGTTCGACGGCTGTTTTGATCATCTTTTGAAGTAACTGATATAACTGCTTCAATCATATGGTCCAGATGACAAGATTCGAACTTGCGACTTCTTGCTCCCGAAGCAAGCGCTCTGACCAAACTGAGCTACATCTAGATGGTTGCTCTATAGAGCGGAGCTATGCACAACCCCCAATGAATCAACGCCTTTCAGCTTTTTCACACTTCTAAGCTCATTACTAATTCGTCTCACCTTTACATAAAGCACCATCGTACGCATTGGTGCCCGAAGTCTCTATTACTGAATTCTTTTGATTAAAGTTGCATACTCCATAGAGCATGGAGCGGTAGACGAGACTCGAACTCGCGACCCTCTGCTTGGAAGGCAGATGCTCTAGCCAACTGAGCTACTACCGCATATTAAAATGATGGCTGCGAAAAACTGGTCCGGTGCAAGCACAAGTCCTTGGAAAGTCAGCCATCAAACTTTTGAGCCGCTTGGTTTGCTACTGTGGATGTAAGCCACAATCCTCTCCTTTAGAGGGAGAAATACTGTCTCCTGGTTTCTAACCTGTCCTCGGTAAAGCAAGGAAAGAGATCTGTTTTTGTACTAGTAGCATTGGTGCGGCGCAGGAGATTTGAACTCCTGACCCATCGCTTAAAAGGCGATTGCTCTAGTCCAGCTGAGCTAGCGCCGCATATCTATTAGTTTTTTAATGTGATTAACAACTTCTTGCTTCTCTTGTAATGACATTCTTTGATACTCAGACCATCGAATTCTAAAAACTGTCCAACCAAGATCCTCTAGATATCTAGATCGTCTTTTATCACTTTCAACAATTCGTTCGTCCACATAGTGTTGCTCACCATCAATTTCAATATCAAGCATACATTCATCATTGTAGAAATCTAACTGGTAGTAGGAAATCTGTTTATGATGTTTGAGTGGAATATCCTCAATTTCAAATAACTCCGAAAAATATAATTCAGGATAACTTGTTTTGAGGAGTGATTAAGCAGATATGGAACCTTATCTGGATTATCAGATAAATAATTTAGTCTTGCTTCCCGAAGTTTTTGTTTTGCTGAATCAGAATGATGCTTACCTTTGAATGTTCCTTCTCTTCCTTTTCGACTCAATGCGTGTTGTTTAACACGTTCGTCACTCTCTACTGTTAACCCCTTATTCCAAACTTGATGATCGGAGATATTGTAACGTTCAAGTGCACTGGCTTTCCTATCAGGATTTAATCTACAAAGTCTTTCATGATTACTTAAACTATTTCGATTCTTACATAATTTTCCACAGAATGAACAATTCAAGCCCTCATGTTTGATCTGATATTTTGGAGTCTCGAAAGATTCAGGATGTTTCTCATGTCGTCGAATGTGTTTACTGTAGTTAGAGACTGAAATTTCAACACCGCAGTACTCACATATCAATTTTTTAACAACCATTGCAATACCTCTATAACCTTTGTTATAGTAATATATACAATGTAAGTTTTTAGCTCTACCAATTGAACTGAATATTTAGAAACAAGAGGAGATCGGAAGAACTATCCGATCTCCCACCCTTAGTACGAGTTCGGCGTCCAACTGAAGCGGCACTAAAGGAATTTGCAGTCTTGGGGTCAACTGCCTGGAGGCATTCCCCTTGGCTCATCGTCTACTTCGTTTCTCACACTCACGTCTCTGAGCTCTTACCTCTTTGAGTAGATTTATCAACATAACAGAATTTACTACCATACTCAACTGCTACGGATAACTTTTTGAGAACTAGTTATCAAGCTAGTAGGAATGATCTGTCATCTCGAGACTAACAAATACATCTGGCATTCTAACCCTACCTGCCCAAGTGCTTTATGAAACAGTGATCAAAGTAGCTACTCATCGATATGTTTCTTGGCCCATTCCCTCGGGACTTGAAATTGCTTCAAAGCAGTGAAAAAGCAACAAGTGCTCCCAGCCGGCCTCGAACCTGCAACCCTCCGGATTAACTTTCCGGTGTTCTACCTTCTTGAACTACAGGAGCATATATGTGACAACATTGTGCACTTGTGTCACTATATCATCAATTTTTGCTGTGCAATACCTCGTCATGACGCTTAGATCTGTAGGAGAGATTGATGAACCCTTTGGCTGGGGTGAGTGGGATCGAACCACTGAATGCAGGAGTCAAAGTCCTGTGCCTTACCGCTTGGCGACACCCCAATATCTAATTTATTTATTCATATTACAATAAACACTTACGAGAATATCAACTTGATGAAGGAAGCCATTACACCACTAGCTTGTCATTCTGGGCCTTTAAGTATACAATATATGTAACGAAATCATATTTGCGACAAGTTACCTTCATTGTGGCCTAAGTAAGTTGTTAATGATGAAAAATTACAACAGGAGGTTGATCAGTCCTCGGAGTTAAATAACTTTTCATCACACCTGATTCTTCCGCATGCCCTTGCGTGCTGGCTTTTGCTCCTCAACGGGCGAGCTGTCCGGGTTAGCACTTGTGGTAGCTCCTCACCTTTTGTCCTCTGCGAAGGACTCACCACTTTCGCAGTAAGTGGATGGCATAGATTTTTTAAGTACTTGGAATAGGGGCAAGAAATCACCAAGCAATGGTAGACCTTTACTACCTTTCATTCCTTCGGTTTTGAGGAATGCAAAATACAATGTTCGGAATAGGCATCACCGAACTATGACCCTCGCACCCTTTATCCGGTCTTTGAAATGCAGTTAAACGGTCACAGATGCATTCCTGCATTCAATAAATACATCTGGAAAAATATCCGTTCCCAGGCACTCTCTGGGACCTTTGCTGCCGATATTATCAGCTACACAACGTGCCGTAAGTACACCAACGGACATATAGAATATCCACAAGTGACGAATCACTCCACTCATCGCTTTCACACCTTGGCAAGCGCCGGCATCCGATTTTCCGGTCGTGTGGATATTTGGTACGGGTGACGAGACTTGAACTCGTACGGTCGCCCACCGGAACCTAAATCCGGCGCGTCTGCCAATTCCACCACACCCGCATAGAATGTGCGATATCAACCGAATAAGTGCGTTGTAGGAATCATGAGCCTTCGCTCCCCTTCCGTCTCAGTTATCTCTGCTCGCACCACACAGAGCTCTATGTCACCTCATTCGGTTAATGAGTTATACAACGATTAGATGCTGGATTCAAATGCTTCCAGATTTGCAGTAGCACTCATCAGCTCATCCTGAGAGTCTTCAAAGTACTTACGCATCTTGAGCATATTTGCTTCAGCAGCTTCGTATGCTCTCATTGCAGCAACATACTGCTCACCGGCTCGCTTATGCCGCTTAGTGGCAATATTCTTGTCGCAACGAAGCTGAGCAAGCTTCTTACCAACTTCCAGTTCAAATGTATCCTGCTCAGTATTGCACTTTGCAACACCACGAACTGCTCGCTTTGCGTAAGAAGACACACAAACGACCTTGTTGCCGCTAGCATAGAACTTGTAACGCATTTTTCAATCACCTCTTTATTTTTTATTTACAAACATATTATAATAAGTTAACTGTAATCAATCAACTTGTTTTCTGAATAACTTGTTGGCTACAAATACATGAGTTTCTTGTAGACCTCCAAGATCAGAATAGAATGACGTTTTTACAAGATAGGGAATTAGCCAAACATCATCCTCTCTGTAATCAAATTCTTCATCATCAAGAACAATAAACGCAGAAACTTCTGGATGTTCTTTGAGCCAATTCCGAATTGCTCTTCCTCTGTTGAACCCACCGTAAGAAATCTTATCTGTAATCTTTATGCAGTAACTTGCAAGTTTCTTATCCAAGTATTCACCAAGAGGGTGTTGTTCGTCATCCTCTTTTTCTTTCTTCCACCAATGATATCTCCAGGAAGAAGTTAAAATCAAGATTGCATCATTTTTATCCACAATTGCTGCTAGACGAGCAACTTTGTCATCATCAATGCCGATTACTCCGTTGCATCTTTCTTCTGTTGTTTGGCTGTTGAGGACACCATCAATGTCAAGAAAAATTACATTCATATGTCTTCAAGCCTCCATGTAATATCGTCTTGAGGATGCTCAAGGAAGTCTTTAATGATTTCGTATGCATCATACTGACAACGGCATTCTAGCTTCAAGGGACCCTCAAGAACATTGTATCTTTCGTATACAATCCAAGCAGGAGGCTCCTCGCCACATTCCCACGCATATACAAAGTATTGTAAGAACTCATTGATCTTTGAGACTTGTGCTGAGGTTAGCTCGTTGTAGCAAAACCCTTCAAAGTCTTTATCCTCATGAAAAGAACAAGAAAGCCCTTTGATAACATTGTCCATAATATGAACCATCCAGTTATCGTCAAATGAAACATTCAAGTTGTTCTCAAGATCACGAAGCTCTCTGTGATATTTCAGAAGAGCAGCTGTTATTTGCTCAAATGATTTAAGACTGATCATGACCGCTTACCTCACGAACCTTAGCAAACATATCTTTGATATTGGGCAGGATGTCATATGTAACAGGAGAAGTGGAACTGATTGCAAACTTCTTGTTGACACAGTCCACGTACATAGTATGACTTCCATCGTCCCCCATGTAGAATTGGTCATACTCTTCTTCGGAAAGAAGTCTTGCAGGAGTCAATTGTTTGATTGCCAGGTTGTCAAAGCTGATGGTGTTGAACCAATGCTTGTCTTTCATTGTAGGAAGTAGATCATAGAGCATTTGAATCTTATCGTCAATTGCTTGACCAACACTCTTGTGAAGAGCCTCACCACGTCTAAAATCCTTGTAGCCTAACAGCAAGATCTTCAAATTATTATCTGCAAGAGCAGCAAGGTCAGTGTAAGTTACAATACCGGCAATAACATGAACTACTGCATTCGGAAATTCCTTCAATGCATCAATAACTTCCTGAGTAGGAGAGTTTACGGACACTCCCAAACCATAGATCAACTTTTCGTCACGAAGCATTCGGAGAAAGTCAATGTTCTCCAGAAAGTGCTTCTGATGCACAGTCATACTCGGAATTAAGAACAATTCCTGACACTTTCTCAGAAATGCCTCCAAGTCAGGATGTTCAAGAGGATTACCTCCGCCAATAGCAAGCTCAGTGTAAGGTTGCAATGTATCAATGAATTCAAGATTCATGATGTCACCGTGCAAACCGTCAAGAGTGGAATTCTCATGACAGAACTTGCAGCCCATATTGCACTTGTTGGTAATCTTGATGTCCATACTTTCTGGATACTCGGGAATAAGGCAATCCAGCTCGTTTTCCCGAATCTTAGTTCCGTCACTTAGATTGATATGAACGTTGTAGTTGCCGTTACGATAATGTACCCACTTGCTCAAAATGAATCAACTCCTTATTCAACAACGTAGAATTCAGTGCGGTAAGCAATAGAACCGCTACTGAGCCATGTTTCATATACATTCTTGATCTTCCAGATATACGGAAGATTGATGGAACCTGTTTCTGAGTTGCCATCTTCACAAGGAAGTAGCGTAACAATGATTCCTTCCTTCGGGAAGATTCTACCAAAGCGAGTTTCACCGTGTAATTCGACATAGAACTCGTCAACAGGAATTACAATCTTTTCATTGTCTTCAAGAGCAATATTCTGCTCCTTCATGCGGTCAAGGACAGTTTTTAATGACTTCATTCATATCCCCCATGTTGGACCAAGCGAACGCATCGCAATAGTAACCTTTACCGTCAATGACAACAACGTCAGAAACACTCATCGAATGACCTGTGAAATCCTTCGGGCGCAAGTCAGGACGATTAAACAGACTGAAAAGATTTTCCAGAATGTCTACATAGAAGCCAGGCTCGACATCCATTTCATAAACCTTCTGATAGTCGCTGAAACGGAACTTTGTCCTGTCAAAGCTTCTGAACGCATAGTCAACTTCAGCAACGTTCTTAATCTGATAGATAACGACATGAGACTTCTTCATGCGAAATCACTTCCTCTTCTTTTATTTTACAACATTATTATAATAAGAAAAGACAGATCAATCAACTTGATCTGTCTTATTTTCTTTACAGTTGTTTAACAATCTCAACAATTGCACTATTTAACTTATCAAGTGTTCCTTCGTTTACAAGAAGAATATCGGGAACCTCATTGTCAAGTGCCACTTCTGAAGCATGAGCTTGCTGTTCAGCTGATAGAGGGCTTTCAAAGTCTTTCCGAACAACACGAATGTGCGTCATAGGATATCCACTTTCCTTGATCTTGTACAGCTCATTCGGAAATCTTGTGTCAGGAATTATGATGTAATCCCACTCGTTTTCAAACAAGTTTACCACATCAAGGATGAAATCTACCCAGAAGTCAGGACGCTTGTTTCTAACAACATCAGTTCCAACTTTCTGTAAAAGAGTTCGTCCGAAGTTATCCTTTTCGCCGTTCCATCCAAACCAATTTCTACAGATATATTTCAACAGATCTGCATAATGCACAATAAGCACTCTGTTTCCTTTTTGTTCCAAATAACTGCACAGAAGTCTTGCACTTGTGTCTTTTCCATTCTGTGCTTTACCTGAAATACAGATAAACTTTGTCATTTTTGCTCCTTAATAGTTACTTCCATACCATCCGAATGCATAAACAATGTCTCCAGAAGGCGATGTATACTTTTTACTGAAATGCTCATATGTATTCAATTCAATGAACGAACTGCGAGTGTAGTAGTCGTAACCGGCTAACATTTTCAAATATTCTTGATAGCTTTTCTCTTTAGCTTCAAGCAGTTCATCAACACTACATTGTCCACAGGAATTTGCAATGCTTTCAAGCATTTCAGTTTCATCTACAAGTTCCTCTGCGTCATTATCCCAGAAAAGCTGATTCTTCTGCCATTTAGTGAACTGGTCCTCAGTGCACATAGTGATTGTATGAGTTGAGCTTGAGTTTGTTTCAAAAACACTTTGTCTTACCTTGATCATTGATAATTACCTCAACCATCATATCCACCGTAACCGAAAGCAACAATACCGTCACCGCTTGCTGTGGTGTATGATACACAAGAGGTTTCCATCCCTCGTTCACCACACCATTCGTCGTATTGTTTTTCAGTCATAAGATTGTAAGTGCCTTCCATCAGTTTTGCAGTATACTCACCATACACTTGATCACGATCATATTCATCCATCTCGTCCCAAGTTTTCCAGTAAGACTTTCTGTTGATTTCATACTGTTCCTTTGCATCTCGTTTTTCGTACTCGGTCAACTGACGTGCCGGAACAAGTTTTTGAGACCAACGATCATAGAGATACTTTCCTTTTCTCCAGCCATCATACTCTTCTCTTGATACAATTGTAATAGTATGAGTAGAAGAGCTGTTGGTTTCAAATGTACTTCTTCGTACTTTAATCATATCATTTACTCCTTCCAAGTATTCTCATCAAGAAATTAGCAGCCGTATCAGAAGACTTCTCTTCCTTTTCAACTTTCTCTTCTTCAGCGGCTTCCAGAGCACGCTTAGCGTCGTCTTGGTCTTTCCATATTCGGTACAACGGTTCTTCTTTTCGGACTCCAAGTTCTTCCGCAAAAATCTTCTCTAACGCAGAAATAACTCTGTCCGTATCTGCATAAGGAATACGCATACCGTTGCTCCAAACAGGATGAGAACAAGCATAAATTATTGTTTTAACAGTTTCAAATTCTTGTTTAGTCATCTTCTTCCCACCACTCTTTTTCGGGAATGGATAACTTGATGTTGTCCTTGGTAATCAAGCCCAGTTTTTTCATTCCAGTCCACACGCAGTATTCATCACCATCACAGATAACAATGATGTTCTTATTCATCAAGAACTCTTCCAGAGTGATGTTTGCTTGTTTTAACCAGCCCCACAAACAATGATCATCCGTACCGATATGAGTACCACGAGGAACTCGAATACCCTTGAAGCCGGGCAAGAACTTCTTAATCTTGTTGTTTATCACCCAGTACATTGCACTGTAGTTATTCCACTTGTGTTTCTTTGAGGGACGACTACGGAATGGTGTGTGAGCATAAACATACCGCAACTTGTCGCTAAAGGTTGACAAGACCTGGAACGGATGTCTTCCAAAATACAGTTTTCCGTAAGGCTCCCACCACCCATCTCTCATCCAGTACAAGGAATTAAGAGCCTCCTCAGGTGTATATCTTCCATTATCCTTGTTGGTAATAACAAGACTATGAGAAGAACTACTATTAGTTTCAAAACAGTTATTTCTTACCTGAAACATATGTATTCAATCCTCCAGTAGAATTTTTGCAATTCTTTGTAGCTTATCTTCATTCTTATGTGTAAGCGCGTCAACGTTAGAAATTAGATCATCAACTCGGTTACGTTCAGCAACTCTCCGGCATTCCTCATCATGTTGGTTCTGCTCAATAGCGTCTGCTAACTGTCTCAATAGTTCCGGTATATTTGGCACAATCAGTTTCCTTTCCAGTAACAGCGCCAACCTTCCGCTGCTTTATCGTCATATAGCTTGTGAGGAGGATCATAACCTGAATCAGAATTATCGTTACCCGTGCAGATCTGTGCTCCTGCAAGATATTTCATTAACAAACTTTCATCATTCAACAAATCTTCAACAAGTTCAGATAACTCGCCACCGTGGTCAATGCCACCATTTTCAAGCCATCTCCAGTTACCAGAGTCGCTCCAATTCGGTTTTACAAATGAGTATGAAATGCCATTATTGTTTAGCATTGTTTTAAGAATAGTTAACTTCTCTTGAAGCTCTTCTTCCTTATCTCCATAGAGCTCCAAAATTGCAGTATATAAGTAATCTTCTGGTTCCGGATTATCAACACCCCATCCCCACTCACCAATGCCGAAATCAACATGCCTCAGATTGTATCTTAATGCGTCAGGAATGCATATTGCATGTGTACTGGAACTATTTGTCTCGAAGCAGTTCTTTCTAACTTTAATCATATATCCTCCTCAAATTGAAGTGACTGTTCCAAAAGCATCAACATAGCATTCATGAAAAACAGTTTCTTTTTTGTTATTTTCATCAAACGAATCAACCCATGCAGATAAGACGCAGTAAGATTGTCGTATAGCAGTTATAATTCGTTCTGCTTTTTCCTGACTAATCTCACCGGTATTCATGGCTATCAGATGAGGTTTTGAATTTCCTTGAATTATTGCTGATGCAAAATAAAGTTTCATATAATCACTTCCTCAACCACAAAACTCAAAGTACATTTCAATGTCCTTGCCGAATACAAAACCTGCTGCATCTACATTGTACTCAAGTAAAAATACTTTCATGCTCTCGTAACAAGATTCATGGTCAATATATCCTTCTGTTCCGTGAGCAAGTCTAACACCCCGACAGTTTGCATAACTTGCTATCTCATTTTCCAGCTCTTGAAATTCTTCCAGAGCATACAACTTTTCCGCAAGCTGTTCCCATTCCTCGTTAGTATGTGCATACCAGAATGAGTTATATCCAATCTTGTCATTTACAATGAGCTGTATCAACCAAGCCAACCGTGCCATCTGACCATCCTGAGGGAAATGGCAGAACTCATGTAATTCTACTTCAATGTATCCATCTTCGTTAACCGGCAGAGTACTTTCCTCAACATGTAACGGATATGGAATTGTAATACTGTGAGAGCTTGAGCTATTAGTCTCAAACACGCTTCTTCGAATCTTAAACATAGTATACCTCTATTCTTTTACTATATAAATATTATAAAAAGCGCTAGTCGAATAATCAACTAGCGCTGTTATTTATGTAATCTTAATCTTTGAACACGCCGAGGTTTCTCAACTCACCGATCACATCCAGAACAATTTCATCATATCCATCCTTATCTCCGTCCTTGGAAGCATAAGGAATGCTCTGCTCGTGAAGTAAAGTTTTTAAGCCTTCCGCCACTTTATCGGATTCTGATTCTGTTTGATGTCTACCGTTCGGATTGTAGGGCTTAACACGAGTTAACAGATAGTTCATGTTGAGATAAGAACGGAATACATCCATAACAGTATTGTCGAAGTTCTCTGTGAGTCGTTCTTCATTGTTATAGTAGATTGACAGAGGTAAAGGGGAGTCAGTTACAATGACATCTACTTTACCTGCACAGCGTCCAATCTTATAGGACTGCTTACCGAACATGTAAGCTTGATTTTTGAATGGGGCAGGGTTCTCTTCCCACACCTTATCTTTTGCAAACTCAGTTACAAGTTCTGCATCAACCCCGTTCATCTTAAGACGAGCAAAGATATATGCTGCTCCTGTACTTTTACCCGCGCCAGGAGCAGCAAAAAGATTTACAACAATAGTATTTTTCATATTTACCTCTTAAAGTAAAACTAAACCCTCTTCAGGATAAATGATCCAGGACTCTTCAATGAAATAGTCAATGTATCGTCTATCTAAACTTTCCTCGAGCGCAAGCATCGCTGTATATTCTGAATTAGAAAATACTCGGAATACATCAGCAATCCATCGTCCTGAATCGAGTTGTACATACGCTTGAAATCCATACAGTTGCATTCCGAACACCTCTTAGAATTCAGTGAACAACTTAACCGAATCCCTCGTTCTTGAATCAGAGGTGTAAACATCACCAATAATCTTAGTACGAAGCTGAGAATAATCCAGCTGATGTTCATTTGTGTGTGTTACTGCAATACTTGTTTTGTAGTGGAATTTCAAATCTTGTGCATTGAGTACATTGTTTTCAATTCTGCATTTCAGATTGTCGATATCAAGTTGCCCGTATCTCAGATTATCTTGGAATTCATTCCACCCATTTGTTTCATCAACCATTGAACCATTGATAAGACTCTTGTCGCACTCTGTTACAAATCTACCAGCGCCATGACGAGTCATGTAGGTTCTAGTAACATAACAGAATTCAACATCTGCTTTATCAAACTGTATATTGATTCTACGACAAGCGTTGAAGATACCAGTGTTGCTCGGAGTTGTATTATCACCATAGAATGTGCAGTTTTCATCCAAGAGCAATCCCTGGCCATTTTCAAATACTACGGAATCGTAGTTCTTCAAAATAGGATGAGTTACTCTAGTAACTGCAGCCACAAACAACTTAACATCATTGATATAGTTGTCGATCAAGATAGAAGATTCCAAAATCTCTTTCCATTCAGAAGGAACATCAGTGACACCGTGCTCCTTCAGTCTTGCGGGAAGATATACATCTCGAATATTTTCAAGATAGGAAACTTTAGCATCATGAGGTAACTGATTGAACTCGAAGATGGTCCAGAATACAGGTTTGGTCTGATATCTATAAACTGTTTCCCAGATACCCATACCACAACTACCGTGCTTTTTGTTGTCACGAGCAGCTTCAACAATTTGATTTATGATCATGTCAAACGGTGTAGTCCATCTGCAAATTGACTCAACATACACCAGAGGATGATATCCAAGTTGCTGTAAATCCTCATACTCTCGAACGAATTCCATCGGGTTCAAGATAAACTCAGCAGGGCAATATGTGTCGGCACCAACCATAGTTCCCGCTCCGAAATGTTTGAATACATGTCGTTTACCGTCAAGAAGATTAACAGTATGACCACGCTGCGCGCCGCCATTACTCATAACAACGATACAGCTCTTATTCTTGGAAGTAGCTTGATGACAGAAATAATCTGTCATCAAGCCCTTACCTTCATCACCGAAGTTTGCGCCTACAACAACTTTGATATCAGTCACTCAAAACTCACCACACAATCTCGCCGTTTTCGTTCTGCTGAATGCCTGAAGTTTCTTCAACAGGGGTTACATCACCGATGGAATGAAGGATCATCTCAACAATAGTGTCCTTAACAGCATTCAGAGAAACACTCTTGTAATGATTTTCATCCATGTACTTCTTCCAAGAGGGGTCAATGCCTGAATCACGATAATGGCGATGATCAACATCAATGTGATAGACATCAAACTTTTCACACACTGCAGGATACAGCGTCTTTGTTTCAACAGAAGCCTGAACACTGTCGCCTGTTGCGTCCTCTAATGCTTTGTGAGGCAAGTGAGGATTCAACTGCTCATCACCCAGTGTGATAATGATGCCCTTCTTACCACGATTCCAACAATCAAGCTTCGTATGATACAGGCCCATGTACCAGGCAGCAGTATAAGACTCATAAGCATTACCGCCGCCACCATACTCAAAATAGACTTTATCCATGTGCTCAGCGATACGAATATCAGACTCAAACTGAGACATCTGAATGGGAGAATCATCACACATCAAATCGCCGATGCCCATGATACAGAACTCAATGTCCTTAACACGATCATAAAGATCAGTCATGATGACATTCAGCTCTTTTGCAACTTCAACCGCCGTCTGGCCCATACTACCAGTTACATCCAGAGCCAGGATAACAGGAATAGTCTCAGGATGCTCTTCAGAGTCCACACATTCACGAACAATGTTGTAAGGATCCAACTCCTTATGCAGCCGCTTCTGCTTATACATCTCCTGACTGGTATAAGTACCAGTAATGGATCCAGTCAAGGAGTCAACAGTCATGCCCTTCGTAGTGCTGTAACTTGCAAAGGAACTTCTAGTCCAAGTACCGCCACCCATTACTCTTCGTCCTCCTCATCCTCGTCGGGAGCCATATCAGGCTCAGTGGTGTTATCTTCATCAGCAGTGAAATCGAACATGCCATCCAGCATACCATCGAACAAGCTGCCACCGCCACCGTTCATCATCAGCATCATGGGCAGCATATTATTGCCGTTCATATTGAGGCCACCGTTGGAGCTGCCGCCCATCATCTGACTCATCATCATGAACTGCATCATCTGCTTCATACCACTCTTGCCCTTGCTTGCATTGGTACCCATCAGGCTTACAACCTTACCATAGAAGTAAGTATTGCCCATGAATACATGACGCTCAGGAACCAGGGTGTCGATAGTCATATCCTCGTAGTTCATAACCTTCAGGGTCTTCTTGTCCACCTCGATGACACAACGAGGAGTGCCCTTTACCAGGATAATGTCACCAACATCAACACGATTGGTCGGGATGATGAAGAAGAAATCATCACCAATATTGAACACGAAGTTGGAGCAGTTGGTCAGCTTACCGGTCTTGACATTGTAGCTCTTGTAGCCACCAGAGGTCTTAACGGCAATACGACCGTTCATTGTCAGACGGCACATACCTGCGCCCAGCTTACCAAACATACCATTGAAGCAATTTGTAAAATCCATTTTCATTTCTCCTTGTTAGTTTTTGTATTCTTTCGTGTACACATGTTTTTCAACATAGTAACGATTTTGACTAAAGATTGGGCAACTCCAATCGAGCTGCCACTTTCTGTCCTCATTACGAGCACAGCACACACCACGCTTGAACTCAACTTCCATATCATTGAAATTGATATTGTACTCAGCCATGAGCATGTCCTGAATGTCACTTTGTGACTTACCTTCAAGCTGTTTATGACTGAAATAGGTCTGACCCAGCATCTGAACAGCATTTCTTGTAGCATCGTTCTGACGCCAGATGAAACAGTTAACTACCTCATCCTCAGGAATGTTGAAGACTCGAGCATCGAACAACGCTCCTCTTTCACAGGCTTTGGTATAAGCCTTGAAAAGATCATCGACTTCCTCGTGAGAGATGCCGAATTCACTCTGTTCGTCAACAACGAATAAGCCGCTGTTTTCAGCCCACTCATTGCACTCATTTACAAATGCTCGATTGAATGCAAGAGTTGCCATACTTGCAGCAATTGAACACATCTTCTCAACACTGTAGTCAAACCAACCATCAGTAGTCAGCTTGTCATAATCAGTTAACAGCAGACTGATTTCATCAGACTGTGTATAACCGAACTTACAACCCTGAATATTCTGACACAGATATAACAAAGTCTCATTCATTGCTCTGTGAAATACACGGTCATAAGGTCTTGAGAATCCTCGAGTAAATGAATGGAACGCTTTACCATCTATTCTGATGATAACAGGAGTTCTACGAGTTAAGTATGTTTTTGCTCTATCCTCGTAGTTGTGTTTCATTCTATCACCCAAAGGGTCTTTGAATGCCATTTTCTTCACCTCTTCTCTTATTCATATTCTTAGTATGTAAAAAATTCTTTATGCGCGCTTTCTTGCAGCAGCTGCAGTAGACCAGAAGCAGCCACAGTTATCGCCCGCAAGGATAACATTATAAACTATCTGCCAAGCAGTACTTAGATCTTGTACCCTACTAAGCTTGATCAGTATCTTGTTTCCATACTCAACAGCAGACTTCTTCAAAGAAGTGTCAGTCTTAACAATACTCATGACCACATCTCGTACTTCTTGTGCAGTAGTACAGGCATCAATTTCTGATTGACGAGAAACAAGTGCTGCGGAAAATGCTCCAGTACGCTCGGATAAGTTTGTCATATGTACACCTTCGCTCTATTTATTTTCTACACTTATATTATAATATGAACGATGATATTTATCAACTGTAAATAAACAGTTTGTTAATCTTGTTATGTATACTTGATTTATTTACATTATTATATAAGTTTATTGTTGTACTATCAACTAAAAAGAAAGTGCTGCAAGATTTCTTGCAGCACTTTTTATCACTGAATGTTAACAACATCTGATAAGAGAGGATGTCTTCCACAGGAGCGTTTCTTTGTCTCATTGCAGAAGCAATATGGAGCGTTCTTTTCACATTTAGGAACAAGTAGATGCTCAAGTTCAGGAGCAACCTCCAGCACCGCTTTTACCATAAGATTTGCCATCTTACGAATCTCCCACTGTGCACAACTGCAAAGTCTTTCGTTACAGAAGTTCATGAATGTGCGAAGATTCATCTTGACACAGATTTCAGAGCAACAAGCATTGGGAAGAGTGAATCGTGCATCTTCAGGAGCGACTCCCATCTGACGAAGCATAACATAAACATCTTCGATCCGCTTCATCAGATCCTCAAATAGAGCTTTTGCTTCAGGATTCTTTTCAACACTTGGAGGAGTTACAAACTCAAATCCACCTTCATCACAGTAGCGCTGACTTCTCTGTGCAAAACTAGACAATCTATGTCTTACTAACTGATGAGTAAGTGCTCTACTTACGCCAGAAATCTTGAATGTGAAATCTGCAAATTCGAGAACACTGTGATGTCCGCTCTTGTAGCAATGATTCATGATCTTGCCTTGAGTCGGCTCACTGTCATAACATGTACTTGCTGCCTTCTCAATAGCAGCCACAGGGTTGGTAGTGTAGCTAAGTAGTTCGACTTTCATTAGTGATCAATGTCCATTAGGAATTTAATCCCACCTTTCTGTTTAGAATAATGATAACTGATCCCAATCTTGTTTACTGGGAGTTTCAATGTTTTCGGTGTCATAATCCTCTTGAGTTAATACAACATAGATTGTGACATTATCGTTGTTTTCAAACTTATGTACAACTTGAGATGCATCAGGAATCCGCATAAACTCATCAATCAAGATGACTCTTGTGTCTAACGCAATATCATCAGGATTTGTTACCACATCGAATGAGCAGACTCCTGTATACATATATTCATATTTTTCTGCAAAACTGTTTGCATGTCGTACTCGTTCAGGAGAGGTGTAGTAAACAATTTCTTTTCCGGCTTCTCGTTTAGCTTGCTGACACAACCAAGCTGTTTTTCCACTACATTGTGGACCTAACTTGTAAATAATCTTTGCCATAAGTTCTCCGTATGTTTTATAACTGTTGCTTAAAATATACTAACATGAGGGCTTGATGTTGTTTCAAGCCCTCACTGAAAGTTTATTCTGTAATATCGAGAACAACGCCGTAGCTTAAGACTCCAAATTGAGTTGTCTTATCGCATGTGCTTGAGTTGTACTGAAATCTGTTTCCTTGTACATCCTCTACATACATGCCTTCGGGAATGATTGGAATCAACCATTGAGGAATTAACCAGAGCTCCTGAATAACTCCTTGAGCCGAAATCATATCCCTCTGACTATTCATGAATCCTAACCACAAACAATTGTCTCTAGTTAAACTATCCCAGTCGACTGTTTTACGAACGGAGTCATAGAATGTATCAATCTTTGTTTTCAATGCACTTGGAAGTTTGTTGTCCATGTATGGAATTACAAGCTCATTTGTAAGCCATCGAAAACATCGTGTAACATATTCAAGATCAGTCCGTTCCAAAGAAACATCACCTCTTTTGTTTGTTGAATTGTTAAAGTTATAGATGATTGAATTCATTTGCTAGAACCAGAAGAGAGTTGTGGACATATTCAATGTCACCGTTGATGAATTGAATAACTCGGCATTCCTTGCCGTTAAGTTCACTTTCCCAGATCTTCTGAACTAGGTCAACACGAATCAACATTGACTTATCCGTGACGGCATCATGTACCGTACTAAAAATTGGCTTCATCAATATAACTTTGCCTGAGCCTTTTTCATCTTACGACGAATTGCTCTAACAGCAGCCTGATGCTTCAGACGCTTCTTCAAACTCGGAGCTACGTAGTACTCACGCTTTCGCAGTTCCTGAAGAATACCTTCATTCTGAACAGACTTCTTGAGCCTCTTCAACATAGACTCAACAGTCTCATTCGGTCTCTTCTTGATACTTGCGCTGAATGTGTCCAAAACATCAGCGGGTTTCTTTGTTACAGCATAGGACATATGTATCACTTCCTCTTTAGTATATTTACACCATCGCTGTTAATGATGTGGTTTATATTATATAAGCTACT